AAAAAACAATTAGATATTAAAACAAAGATTATTGAAAAAACTGGTTATGATGAAGTCATGATGGTTGATGATAGCTTGCTTTCTGGTGATAGTTCGGAGTATAATAGTATTAAAGATGCTATTCAGTACCGAAATAATAATCGATGAAAGTTGCCATCATTACTGATACTCATTATGGAGCACGAAAAGGTTCCAAGTATCTTCATGACTATTTTGAACTCTTCTATAAGAATGTATTTTTTCCTACTCTAAAAGAGTATAAAATTGATACCATAATTCATATGGGTGATGCTTTTGATAGTCGCAAGTCTATTGATTATCAAAGTTTTGAATGGGCTAAAAGAGTTGTATTTGAACCCTTGAAAAAGTATGATGTTCATATGATTGTGGGTAATCATGATTGTTATTATAAAAATACCAATAATGTGAACTCACCAGCACTTCTTTTGGAAACATATAAGAATATTAAAACTTATAGTGAACCTACGGAAGTTAAAATAGATAATTTACAAGTGTTGTTTATTCCTTGGATCAATGCAGAAAACCTTGAAAGTAGTGTCCAATCTATTAAAGTTTCTAATAGCACATGTGCGATGGGGCACCTTGAGCTCAACGGATTTAGAGCGCATCGCGGACACACCATGGAAGAAGGTATGGATGGCGACATATTTGCGAAGTTCGACAAAGTGTTTTCAGGACACTACCATACACGGAGCGATGACGGACGAATCTTCTACTTAGGAAATCCATATGAGATGTTTTGGAATGATGTGAATGATCCTAGAGGATTTACTATTTTTGATACCGAAACATTAGAACATATTCAAATCGATAATCCATATAAACTTTTTCATGTTCTTTATTATGATGATGATCCGGCATCATTATTTGATGGGAGAGGATATAAAGATAAAATTGTAAAGATTATTGTTCGCAATAAACCAAGACCAAGAGAATTTGAAAAATTTATTGACAAACTTTATAGTGCTGGTGTTCAAGAACTTAAGATTGTAGAAAACTTTGATATTCAAGAGAGTGATGATTTTATAATCTCCGAAGAAGAGAGCACTATATCTATTTTAAATAGATACATTGATGAGTCTGAATTTGAACTTGATAAAAATATTATCAAAAGTATATTTCAAGACTTATATAAACAGTCCTGTGAAGTAGAATGATATGTTTGTCCTAACTCTCAAAGATCAGCAAGATGACGGTGCTTATGCCGTACAAGATAAGCACGGACATAAAGTTCTTTTCTTATTTGAGGAGGAAGACGATGCAGAAAGATATGCTATGATGTTGGAAATTGAAGAAGAACAATCAATGTCTATTGTTGAGGTTGATGATGATCTTGCCATAAAAACTTGTAAACTGCATGACTATAAGTATGCAGTTATTACTCCTAATGATATTGTGATTCCCCCTAAATTAAACAATGATTGAGTTCAAAAAAATTCGCTGGAAAAATTTTCTATCTACAGGTAATTATTTTACAGAAATTTCTTTAAACAAAGATAGTACAAATCTAATTCTTGGAACAAACGGTGCAGGTAAATCTACTATGTTAGATGCCTTGACTTTTGGGTTGTTTAATAAACCTTTTCGTAAAATTAATAAACCTCAACTTGCTAATACTATTAATGAAAAAGATTGCTTGGTTGAAGTTGAATTTAGTGTGAATGGAAAGGAATATCTTGTTCGTAGGGGAATTAAGCCAAATGTTTTTGATATTGAGGTGAATGGAAATCTTCTCCATAAAGAAGCAGATGATCGAGCAAATCAAAGAATTCTTGAAGAGAATGTTCTCAAATTAAATTATAAGTCTTTTACTCAGATTGTTATTTTGGGTAGTAGCACATTTGTACCTTTTATGCAACTTACGACTGCTAATCGTCGTGAGGTAATTGAGGATCTTTTGGACATTCGTATTTTTTCTGCGATGAGTAATCTCCTCAAAGAAAATATGAAAGAGAAGAAAGATCAGATAAAATCGTTAGAGTTAAAAAAATCTAATCTTAAAGAAAAGATTGAAATGCAGCAACAATTTATTAATGAATTAGAGCAAAGAGGTAATTCTAATATAGCAGAAAAAAATAATAAAATAGATAAATTTCAAAAAGAAATTAATATTTACATTGAGGATAATATACTCAATCAAAAAGAAATTGATCTTTGTACAACAGAACAAGAGAAAGTTTCTGGGTCTAAAAATACCTTAGTTAAACTTAATAATCTTAAAGGTAAATTATCTCAAAAAGTAAGTACAATTACCAAAGAACATAAGTTTTTCACTGAAAATGCGGTTTGTCCTACTTGTACACAGGACATTGAAGAAGAGTTTCGTGTAAATAGAATTAGTGATGCTCAAAATCAAGCAAAAAAACTAAAAGAAGGTTATGAAGAACTTGAAAAAACAATTAAACTTGAGCAAGAAAGAGAGCATTATTTTACTAAACTTTCTCGGGAGATCACAACTCTAACACATGACATTTCTCAAAACAATACTCGGATCAATTACAAACAAAAACAAATCCGAGAACTTGAACATGAAATTCAAACTATTACCAGTAACCTCCAGAACAGAAATACTGAAAATGAAAAGTTAGAAGAGTTCCGAGAAAGTCTTCAAAAAGCATTTGAAAATCTATCATCAAAAAGAGAAGAATTAGTTCATTATGATTTTGCCTATTCTCTTCTAAAAGATGATGGTGTAAAAACAAAAATCATCAAAAAGTATCTTCCATTTATCAATCAACAGATAAATCGATATCTTCAGATGATGGATTTTTATATTAATTTTAAACTTGATGAAGAATTTAATGAGACTGTAGAATCTCCAATTCATGAAAAGTTTTCCTATGCCTCTTTTAGTGAGGGTGAAAAAATGAGAATTGATTTAGCACTTCTGTTTACTTGGAGAGAAGTGGCCAGAGTTAAAAACTCTGTGAATACAAATCTTCTTATTATGGATGAGGTATTTGATTCTTCACTTGATGGATTTGGAACAGAAGAATTTCTTAAAATTATTAGATTTGTTATTAAGAAAGCAAATGTTTTTGTCATCTCTCACAAAACTGGATTAGAAGATAAATTTGAAAGTGTGATAAAATTTGACAAAATAAAGGGGTTTAGTAGAATAATATGATGTATCCAACTGTTACTGTTATTGATAATTTTTTTAAAGATCCTGATTCAATCGTTGAAATTGCAAATAATTTAGAATTTTATCCCAATAGTGATGGGGCATGGCCTGGAAGGAGAACAAAATTATTGCATGAAGTTGAACCAGAATTTTTTGAATTTTTTGGACAAAAACTTCATTCCATATTTCATGAAAATATTCCATCATATTGGGCAATTTCGTGTTCATTTCAAAAAGTGATGCCCTTTCATGAAGATCCATATAATCCAAAAAATTGTGGATGGATTCATAATGATGATTCAAATTTTGGTGGCGTTATATATCTAACTAGAAATCCAGAACCAGATACGGGAACTTCTATATATCAGGAAAAAAAAGGATTTTCTTTACAAACATCTGAAATGATGAATGCCAAAAGAGATTTGTATTTGAATAAAGGTGATATTACTGAAGATGAATATATTAAACAGTATACTAAGGTTAATGAGCAGTATGAAGAAACAATATGTATATCAAATGTTTATAACAGATTAATATTATTTGATAAAGGATCACATCATGGTGTTAGGACATTTGGAACTAAGGAACGACTAACGTTAGCATTTTTTTCTCATCATATAGGAACTGACATATATCCCATGTGCAGAAAATACTAATCTAAATACCCAAAGGTAGCGTAATACATATGCTTTCAACAAAATATCGTCTTAGATTGGAGTTTATTTGTAAATGTATAATGAATGGCGAAGAGGTAAAATTAGACGACATGATCTGGGCTGATAAATTGGCGAAAGCAAATAGATCCGCTGCTGAAATGCTTAGGCAAGCAAGGCGAAAATCTCAAAATCCAGACATGGAGGAAGGTAGTCTTGATGATTTTATGAATAGGATGGATTTAGGAGATCCTGATCCATCCAATCATAAGAGTGGATTTGATAGTCCAGATGAAATTGCAGAATGGTTTCACAAAGAAAAAACTGATGATTGGAGACAACGTGACTGAAAGAAATGATGTACCAAGATGGAGAATAG